GAAAGATCCGTTCGAAAAAGATTTCGAACGATTCACACGCAATCCTACGGACTCGATCATGTTAACACACATCTCACTCCAGGCAACAGGAACGATTAAATCGTCCCCGAAGACCGTAATCTTGGATGCAACATCCTTGATATACGGTAGTGAGACTGGTTTTCCACGAACGCGCAACCCAGCTAGAACGCATAGTGTGAAGAACACCATGCTTTCAACAGGGAAGCACAACGCAGAGCCCATACTCGCAAACTTCTTAAGACGAATAACATCGCCTGTCGGAAGCTTAGCTCTACCACTACGACATGCAAAAACTGCAGAACGTAGATCGGGGAATTCCCCGAATAAGGCGGAAGCTAAAGCAGCATGTACACGGTCAGAGGCTTCACTTAAATCAAGTGTTGCCAAAGACTTGTCTATGCTGGCCTTGCGAGCCAGACTGCTATTGATTGAACTATCCGTAAAATGGATAGATCGACCCAAAACTGGGTCCGATTCAATGCCATCCACGAAAGCAGACAAAAAAGCCTGCTGCGTGTATTGCATGTGAACTGGTTCAATAGCTATGACTCGCGGAGTCTTCGCAGTCTTAGGGACGAATATCACCCTTACAGGTGGTTCTTCGTCTTTCGAAAGGAATCTCAACGACTCATGCCCCGTCAGCCACGCTTCAGAATTACTGAAGACGTAGTTGTCTGCGGGCATGGCTCGCTCGAGTCGGCTAGTCCAGGTTCTGTTAGAGAACTTCGCGTTTCCGCGGAGCTTCTCGACGACAGCTCCTGGTCCGTGTCTTGGGACGAGGACGTGAGCATACAAGCTTTCTTGTATGTCAGCGAACACGCGCCCAAAACAGATACGAGCAATATCACAAAAATCATTGTGATAAGACCACGTATCAAGCCGGAACTGAGCAAGGTCTTCTTCGCATTGTTTAAATGCTGTGATAGCTTTACGCTTTCTTGCATTTGTACACTCCTTTGTGAGTTTATTGAACACCAGGCAAATTTGTCTGATGGCATCAATAGCCTCCACTGAAGCGTCTTTGCGAAGAGTCCCATCTCTAGGGTCAAATACCATCGAGACTATACCCGAAAGAAATTTCGGGATTAGTCCCTTCTCTCCTTTCTTCACTTTCGCGAAGGCAGGAAATAAGGATGGATCGATGTGCTCTAGTTCAAGGCATCTTTCGATGCCTTTAGCAAAAGCAGGAAGAGTAATCGTAAAGAACGATTGCCCTTCCGTTTTGACTCGAGACCTAATCGTTTTAAGGTCTCGATCCATGGAGGTGTTACACATTATACTCACATCAGTGAGTATGTTGGTCATTAGAACGTACTCTGTACTTTTCATGATACCCTTTCGAGGTTGTCATTACAGTACTATGGTGCATTCCCAAAGACCAATATCGCTTCACAGCGGTATTGACACAGAATTATGAAGGGACCGTGAGGTCCCTCCACAGTGAACATCGATAATGGAGAAGCTTTACGCTTCGCCACCAATAAACTTGCTTGTGTTCGATGCAGAACCGTTCATAAAAGCGGTAATGCCGTTCATCAAGTAGCCCAATTGTGCGTCGGTAAAACCCTGCTTAGGGTTATCGACTACAATATAGGCTGAAGCAAAGTTTTCGATGTTCTCCGCAGGGACGAAAGGATTTGCCGTGACCGCCTTTTGGGTGATCTTGAACATATGCCTTTCTCTCTTACCTTTTACTGTCTGATGTGAGATTTCAACTTTGAAAGTCTCGTCAGCTAGCTGAAAGGTAGATGGTCCACCTGGAACGGGTTGATATACCCGTGGCAGGACTTGGGCCACCGCGTTAACTGTAACTGTGATAGGGTCTGCAAAAGCCATAGTTGCGTTCCATTCTTAGGTAAGAATTAAGTGTCTCACGACACTGATTCATACTGTTAGATTGTTTAATGCTTAGACTCTCGTGAGTCCAAGCGCCAACAGTATGCCGAGTTGTAAGTCAGATAAACTGACTTCTGAAGCAAGACCAAATGGGTCAATCTTTTCTCTACGCTTTGTGTCAAAGACACGGACGCAGCGAACATGATAGTACCCATTCGTAGCGGTCCACGTATACTCACGGACAGTATGTCTTTGAGAATACGCATAAAGTGATACTAGCCGATCGCGTAGGTTAGCTCTAATATTGTCGATTACATCGCCAAAATTAGAGAACCAGTCGACCAGCCAAGACCACCTTGTGGCCTCCCACAACAAAGATTCATTGGGAATTAACCCAAGTAATCTAAGCCTTAATTCAGGCTTTGTTGGAGGTAGATCGCCGAGATAATAGATAAACACGCCCGATGCAACCTCAGTTACCGTTTTACGGCAAACAAGTTTACATTCGAAGCGAGTCTGTCCATCGCCAGGTTGCCCTGGCGGGTCTTCCCAACCACTAGGGAAGGGTATATCTCGCATCCAGCCCTGATCTTCAGGGCCGGAATACTCGAACAACACTTCCTCAGTGACCACTGGCTCAAACGATGGAGTCCGTCTATGGAGGGGAATCCCTCCATTGCGTAGAATAAAATCTACGCGCTTGCTAAGTTTCGAAAATAATTCAATTACTTTACGAATATCAGCAAGTAACGGTTTCCAACCGAAGTTGACCGCAAGGACCCAGTCTGCCAAACCTTTAGGGTTAGACAGACTAGACACTATAGATTTAAGAGAATCCAACTTACCTTTTACAAGGCGAGGAAGATCCCTTACTTCTGCAATGTCTACCCCAAGATCAACACCCGGACGAAGTGGAGACATAAGTTTCCACATCTTCGGGCCAATGGATGAGAGGTCAGTGTCCATCTCTGGACACATGATCGCCGTGGAAACATCAATACCATCATGCGTAAAACTCGGTGGAGTAAGCCAGACATGGCCCTTCACAAAGTCATACGGATTGTATTCATGATACACGAACTCAGTGACCCAATCTTCAAATTTGATTTTGCAGTGAGTAAACTCACCACCATCATCTTTGATTTTATCTCTTTCATCTTCATTTTGAAATGAAGGATGATTTGGATTTCTGATTGTGTCAATCGTCGTTTCGCAATCTTCGTAGTACTGATAGGAATCTAAATCCCAAACGACAATTACGTCGAAAAGGGGATCATAGATCTTTCTCTCATACTCGTAAGGTCGCGTTAGACGATATCGCCTACGCTCACGCTTTAATCTAGGCTTAGAATCTTGAAGTTCTTGCTGCTCGGGTGTTAACTCGAGCACATTTCCTTCAGAATCTTGACCTTCGATTTGGCTATAATCCCTATTAAGGGTGTTATAGAGTATAGGCATCACTGACTCTCCGATCTAACTATATGCTTCAGAAACCTAACCCAATACAATTTGAGCCTTACGGCTTTGATGTTACGGTGTTAAGAGCAACAGAGGCGATGTGTTAACATCTTGGGTGTGCAAAAGCACA